CAGGCAGTGAGATGAAAGTCTCAGCTGAATTGATACCGTACTACACAGCTATGGTTGGTGCTGGTGTTTCTATGAGATTGAGAGCAGTACAAATAATCAAACTAGTAGAAGGCGGCGGCGGTAATGCTAAAGGCTTTGGGTTTGATGAGACAGATGGCTACGAACATCAGGAGACACAAGTTAAAGATGACATGGAGAGCACGACTGAAACGGAAACCTCTGACTTCTAAAAAAGTCGGACTTGTTTACGGCTTCAGGTCAGGACTTGAAGAACGTATTGCTGGGGAACTTAGAAGTGAGAGTGTTAGTTACGAGTTTGAAGAAACTAAATTAAAATATACTAAACCTGAGAAGCTACATACTTACACACCTGACTTCTATCTTCCTGAGCAAGACATATTCATTGAGACTAAGGGATTGTTTACGACAGCAGATAGACAAAAAATGAAACTAATTAAGGAACAGTATCCTAAACTGGATATCAGATTCTTATTCAGCAATGCTAAAGCCAAGATAAATAAACGGAGTAAGACCACGTATGGTATGTGGTGTGAAAAGTATGGCTTCAAGTATGCTACTAAACATATTCCAAAGGAATGGCTATGCGAAATCAAAGGAAAGAAACCAAGTACATAGTAGTCTGTTGTTCTCACACTGCACCTAATACAGACTGGGGCAGCAGAGAGATGGACATAGAGGGACGCAAGGAAGGGTTACTCGAAGGTGGATTTCATAAAGTAATAAAGAGAGATGGCACAGTAGAAGACGGTAGAGATATTGATTCAGCTGGTGGCTTCTTACATTACAATATGAACAGAGCCAAACACCAACCAACCAATAAAAATTCTATTGGTATTGTATTGATAGGTGGCGGTAAAGATGATGGTACATCTGATTGCAATTATACTCTCGAACAATTTAAAGCATTGAAGTGGACGGTAGATGATTTGAAGAAACAGTATCCTGATGTCATAGAAATAATGGGACACAGGGACATCTTCCATACATCTGAGCCTAACTTTAATGTACAAGAGTTACTAAAATAAAATGGAGAAAAAATTTATGGACGCAAATGAAAAAAGAAAATCGAAATACACACAAGTAGTAGTAACACATGAAGTAAAGAGTATGCTAGAAGCTATCACTAAAGAAACATTTAGAAGTGGGTCAGGTGAGGTAGCGTTCTTAGTACACCAAGCTTACAAGAAACTACAAGATAGAAAGCCGTACGATTAAGTACCCCTATAAGAATGGAACAAAATGAAAGCACATTTCTACACCATGCACCATGTTCGTCGTGTGGGTCTAAGGATAACTTAGCCGTATACAGTGATGGACACAGTTATTGTTTTGGATGTGGATATCATACAAATGGAGAGTCAATGACAACACCTACCACCACTAAAGACACTACTGACTTTGTCAGTGGTACTGTCACCGCTCTTGCCAAACGCAAACTAGATGTCGATACGTTACAGAAGTTTGATTATCAAATAGGCACAGCTCATAAGAGACCAGTGCAGATAGCCAACTACTATAACAAAGACCATGAACTAGTAGCTCAGAAGTTACGCTACCCTGATAAAAGTTTTCAGTGGATTGGTGAAGCTAAAGACGCTCAGTTATTTGGTCAACACCTATGGCGTGACAAGGGAAGAATGGTTATCGTTACTGAAGGTGAGATTGACGCTCTCTCTGTCTCGAAAGTAAATCAAAATAAATATCCTGTAGTATCAGTAAAGACTGGAGCTAAGGGGGCTAAGCGTGACTTACTTAAAGAGTTAGAATGGCTTGAGGGTTTCGACTCTGTCGTTCTAATGTTTGATAATGATACAGCTGGTAAAGAGGCTGCCACTGAATGTGCAAAAATCTTCTCACCAAACAAGGCAAAGATATGTTCATTGCCTTTGAAGGACGCAAACGAAATGCTATGTGCTGGTAAATCACAACAGCTTATCGACTGCGTTTGGTCAGCTAAAGCTTACCAGCCTGATGGCATTGTAGCTGGTGCTGACCTTTGGGATGATATCCAAAAAGAAGATAGCTATGTTACAGTCCAATATCCATTTGAATGTCTTAACACTAAGACACATGGACTACGCAAGGGAGAACTAGTTACTGTCACTGCTGGTAGTGGTGTAGGTAAGTCTAGTTTCTGTAGACATGTAGCCTTACATTTACTGAAAAATAATTTCAGCGTTGGTTACATAGCACTAGAGGAATCTATCAAGCGTAGTGCATTGGGTATCATGGGAATAGAAATGGGTAAGCCATTACACTTAGACCGCAAAGGTGTCGACGATAAGAAACTTAAAGAAGTATTCGATAGCACTGTGGGTAGTGGTAAGTTTTATTTGTACAATCACTTTGGCTCGACAGCCAGTGACAATTTAATATCTAAGATAAGATACTTAGCTAAAGGTTGCGGCGTTGACTTCGTAATACTTGACCACTTACACATGGCACTGTCAGCTGTTGGTGATGAGACTACAAGTGACGAACGTAAACTTATAGATTATACAGTATCAAAGCTTAGGACTCTAGTAGAAGAGACAGGCATTGGATTAATACTGGTGTCCCACCTTAAGAGACCTGAAGGAAACAAAGGTTATGAGGATGGGGTTGCAGTATCTATGAATAGTTTACGTGGAAGTGCGTCAATCGGTCAGTTATCTGATATGATAATAAGTATGTCTAGAGACTTACAGTCAGACAAGAACTTGGCTCAGGTTAACGTGTTGAAAAATAGGTTTAGTGGAGAGACAGGCAAAGCTTGTACACTCTACTATGATTTAGAAACAGGATGTTTACGGGAGACAGATGGAGATGTACAGGACGACTTCTAACGTGGAATATAAAACAGTACAATGGACACAGGTAATAATGAAAGCTTTAGCTGAGACTGAAGAGACGAATCATATTATCCAAATACCAGTGGGTACTGATACCGCAGAACAATTATTAAACAACGCATTAGATATGTTAGTAGAAGAAGGGGACACAAGAGCATTGCAAGTAGAGGTGGTGAAACATCCAGTGCACTAATGGAAAAGAAAAGATACTTACCCAAACTAGACCTTATCAAGCATGACTTCGTTATGGTCTATTGGGTTGATATAGAATCTGATAGTAACTGGCGTGACATTGATGACCTCATTACTGATGAGCTACCTATATGTATTTCTAGTGGGTGGTTAATTAAAAAAGATAACAAGGTGACTAGACTCGCTAGTGACTTCAACATAGATAGTGATGGTAAGATAAAAGATATCGGGAACACCACTATCATTCCGACTTGTGTAATACAAAAAATAATTAAAATAAAATTATGAAGAAAAATGACAAGGGGCACTGGGCTGAGCTGTTCGGCAAGGCGTGGTTAATCGAGCAAGGTTACTGGGTATTCACTAACGTTGCACCGCAAGGTGTAATTGATTGTGTTGCTATTAATCAGAAGACACATGAATGTATCTACATTGATTTCAAATGTGCGTCTTACAATCCAAAGGGATGGATTACTTCACGTATTACTAATGCACTGGGTAATAAGCTTGGGGTAAAAATAGTTTACGTCTGTCCTAAAACTAAAAAGGTTTGGTTCAAGCGTGACCTAAAAGAATATAGAAAACAGTTAAGCAAAGGAGAACATTTTAAATGAAGAGGAGATACGTGTTTGACATTGAGTCTGATGGACTCATGGATGAAGCAACTAAGATACACTGTATTATCTTGTATGATATAGACAAAGATGAAATAATACACGTTGATAACTGGGACGCTATTAAGTTAATGAGTCGTGCTAAGTTATTAATTGGACACAACATAGTTAAGTTTGATTTACCTATGTTAAAAAAGTTTTATGACTTTGAACCTAAAGGAGAAATCTTTGACACCATTATCGCTACACGTTTATTATTTCCTGACATTAGAGACGCAGACTTTAAGCGTGGTAATAACTTTCCCACTAAGCTTATAGGCAGACACAGTCTTGAGTCATGGGGACACCGCATTGGTGAGTATAAAGCACACATAGAAACAGACTGGAAAACATTAACCCCTGAAATGTTAGAGTACTGTAAGCAAGACGTACATGTTAACGTTGGTTTGTATCGAGCAATAGAAAAGAAAGGTTACTCTAAACAAGCTATGGAACTAGAGCATGACGTAGCTAAGCTTATATTTAAACAAGAACAATATGGATTTATGTTTGATGAAGACAAAGCCAAAGAACTCTATGGTAAACTAGAAGCTAGACGCTTAGAGATAGAAGAGGAACTACAAGAACTATTCCCACCTATAATTAAAGAGACAACATTCATACCTAAAGTTAACAACAAGACTAGAGGATATGTTAAGGGTCAACCATTTATTAAGAAGCATGAAGAAACATTTAATCCATCCAGTAGACAACATGTATCACAAAGACTGATAGATAAGTATGACTGGAAACCTGATGAGTATACAACTGATGGTAAGCCTAAGGTTGATGACTCAGTACTAAACAGTTTAGATTATCCTGAGGCAAAACTCCTCGCTGAACATTTCCTTTTAGATAAAAGAATTGGACAGTTAGCCACAGGTAATCAGGCATGGTTGAAGCTTGTTAAAGCTGGCAGACTTCACGGCACTTGCAACACCAACTCGACAGTGACTGCAAGAGCCAGCCATGCCTACCCTAATTTAGCACAAGTACCCAGTGCTCATGCACCTTACGGTAAAGAGTGTAGAGAATTATTTACTACACCATTCAATCGTAAGCTAGTGGGTATAGATGTATCAGCATTGGAAGTCAGAATGTTAGCACACTACATGGCTAAGTTTGACAACGGTGCATACACTAAGGTGGTACTTGATGGTGACATCCACACAGAAACACAGAAGCTAGCTGGTCTAGATTCAAGAGACTTAGCTAAACGTTTCTATTATTGTTTCTTGTATGGTGGTGGCGTAAACAAGATAGCTGATGTTACTGGTAAGACAGTGAAGGAAGCCAAACAAGTTAAGCAAAGATTCTTAAACAACTTACCAGCCTTGAGTAAACTTATAGAAGCTGTACAAAAAGCAGCAGCTAAAGGTTACATCAAAGGACTAGATGGTAGGAACGTTAAGGTACGCTCAGCACATTCAGCATTGAATACATTACTACAATCAGGTGGTGCATTAGTATGCAAACGTTGGTTGGTTGAGTTTAATAAAAGGACACAAGGATACATGAATGTTAACCAAGTGGTGTGGGTGCATGATGAGATACAAGTAGAGTGTGGCTCAGACTGGGCAGACATCATTGGTGAGAAAGCTGTTGAAGCTATCGAAGCAACAGGCAAGTACTTTGATTTAAGAATACCACTGACTGGTGAATACAAAGTCGGTAACAACTGGAGCGAAACACATTGACAGAGAGACAACCACAAGTACCTACAGGTACTAAGAGAGAGATACTTATTGATGGTGACATTCTTATTTATCAGACCGCTCTTCAAAATGAAGAAGCAGTTAACTGGGGTGATGGACTATGGACATTACATTCATACGAAGACAAGTGCTGTGGTCTAGTAGATGAAGCTATTAAGAAACTTAAACAAGACTTACAAGCAGACAGAGTTAAGATATGTTTAACATCCCCTACTAATTTTAGAAAGGATGTACTACCTACATACAAAGACAATCGTAAAGCTAAACGTAAGCCGCTGATACTTCCAGTGTTGCGTAAGTATATTATGGAACATCACAAAGGAATCATGTGGGACAACGTAGAAGCTGATGATGTCTTAGGTATCTTAGCTACCACACCTGACCCACACTTTGATGTAGATAAAGTTATTGTATCTATTGATAAAGACTTAAAACAAATACCAGTGGGTGTATCTTCTGATGGTGTTAACATCCAAAGGGTCACACCATATGAAGCTGACTACTGGTTCATGACTCAGGCACTTATTGGTGACGCAGTAGACGGATACACTGGGTGTCCTACTGTGGGTATCAAGACAGCTGAGAAGATACTAGGGACAGATATTAATGTACCCCTCTTAGACCTGTGGGACAAAGTTTTACAAGCCTATGATAAGAAGGGATACACAGAAGCTGAAGCATTACAACAAGCTAGGTGTGCTCGTATACTACGGCACGGTGAGTACAACAAAAAAACTGGAGAAGTAAAACTATGGCAACCAAGAAAAAGGTAGAGATAAATGCAATCAACCCCAAGCATTATGCCAAGTACAAGATACAGCCTGTAACGTTTATCATTGAGAATGAGATACCTTACTGTGAGGCTAACGTTATCAAGTATGTATGTCGTTGGCGTACCAAGCACAAGGACATGGAAGGTAAGCTTGAGGACTTAAAGAAAGCAAAAGAGTATATAGATATATTAATTAGAGAGAACACACATGTGAACCCTCTCAACATATTATAGGAGTGGATATGGATTATAGCAGAGATGAATTGTTAACCTCGTTTGGTAAGACTACCTTACATGATAGGTACTTGTTACCTGAAGAGACCTCACCACAAGAGGCATTTATGAGAGCGGCTAAAGCTTTCTCTGATAACGATGAGATGGCTGAGCGTATATATAATTATTCATCTAAGCTATGGTTCATGTACGCTACACCTATTTTAACTAATGGTGGTACAGATAGAGGTATGCCTATTTCATGCTTCCTTAATTATGTACCTGACAGTAGAGAAGGACTGACTGGACACTACACTGAAAACGCATGGCTGGCTTCTGTCGGTGGTGGGGTCGGTGGATACTGGGGACACATTCGTTCAGATGGAACTGGCACAAGTAATGGGTCTCAGTCGTCAGGGTCAATACCTTTTCTACATGTAGTAGACTCAGAGATGTTAGCCTTCTCACAAGGAAAGACTAGAAGGGGCAGCTATGCCGCTTACATGGACGTAAGCCATCCTGAGATTATAGAGTTTTTAGATATGCGTAAGCCTAGTGGCGGTGATGTACACAGGAAGTGTCTGAACCTACATCATGGTATTAACATATCTAATGACTTCATGGAATTGATTGACAACTGTATCAAAGAACCAACGTTTGATGATAGCTGGAATCTAATTGACCCACATACAAATCAGATAGTAAGAACTATATCAGCCCGTGAGTTATGGCAGCGTATATTAGAAAACAGAGTAGCCACAGGTGAGCCATACATTATGTTTGGTGACACAGTTAATGATGGTCTACCACAAGCACAAAAAGATTTAGGTTTAAAAGTAAACCATTCTAATTTATGTACAGAGATAACCTTACCCACCAATGAAGAACGAACAGCTGTATGTTGTTTGTCTTCAGTCAACTTAGAAAAGTATGATGAGTGGAAAGCTGACCCAATGTTCATACCTGATTTAATCCACTTTCTCGATAATGTGCTACAGCACTTTATTGACAATGCACCTGACACTTTATACAAGGCTAAGTTTTCTGCTGTGAATGAACGTAGCTTAGGGTTAGGTGCAATGGGATTCCATTCTTACTTACAATCTAAAGGCATACCATTTGAATCAGCATTGGCTAAGTCTAAGAACCTACAGATGTTTAAACATATTAAGGAACAAGCTGTCAAAGAATCTAAACGATTAGCTATTAAGAAAGGTGAAGCACCTGACATGGAAGGCACTGGTATGCGTAACGCTCACCTACTTGCTATCGCACCTAACGCTTCTAGCTCAATCATATGTGGTACTACATCACCAGCTATCGAACCATACAGGGCTAATGCCTATGTGCAGAAGACAATGTCAGGTTCATTCTTGGTTAAGAATAAACATCTAGAGAAACTATTAGAAAGCAAGGGTATGAATGATGAGAAGACATGGAAGAAGATACTAGCCAACAGAGGTTCAGTATTAGAACTCAAAGGTCTTACTGATTATGAGAAGGATACATTCAAGACAGCCATAGAGATTAACCAACAGTGGGTAATAGAACACGCAGCAGACAGACAAGAGTTTATTTGTCAGGGACAATCTGTTAATGTATTCGTTCCAGCTGATGTTCACATCCGTGAACTACATGACATACACATGTTGGCTTGGAAAAGAAAACTCAAGACACTTTACTACTGTCGCTCAGAAGCAATGAAGAGAGCAGAACTAGTGTCACAAAAGATAGAACGAACAATCATTCCTGATGGGGAATGTATAGCTTGCGAGGGATAATGAATTTATTTAAAGAACGTACACACTATAAACCATTTACATATGACTGGGCGTTTGAGTCCTATGACATGCAACAGAAGATGCACTGGCTACCTTCAGAGGTTTCTCTACATGAAGATGTAAGAGACTGGAATGAAAGGCTAACAGAACCTGAGAAGAATCTTATTAATCAGATACTTAAATTCTTTACACAAGGTGACGTAGATATAGCTAAGGCTTACTTAGATAAATACTTACCTAAGTTTAAAGTACCTGAAGTACGCATGATGTTAACTTCTTTTGCAGCCAGTGAAGCTAACCATGCTCATAGTTATTCATTACTAAATGATACTATCGGATTACCTGAGACAGAGTACAAAGCATTTCAAGAATACAGGGAGATGGCTGACAAACATAAATACTTATTTAAAGATAAAGGTAAAGGAGTAGAAGGGCTGGCTAGAGACATAGCTTGTTTCTCTGCCTTCGGTGAAGGACTACAACTGTTCGCTTCTTTTGTTATGCTACTTAACTTCCAACGCTTTGGTCGCATGAAAGGGATGTGTCAAATAGTTACATGGTCTATCCGTGATGAGTCACACCATGTAGAGAGTATGATTAAACTATTTAAAGAAATGATTAAAGAGAATCCAAACGTATGGAATGATGATTTCAAAGCAACTATCTATCAAACCTGTAGAGACATGGTTGAGCTAGAGGATAAGTTTATTGACCTAGCATTTGAGCAAGGGGGTATTCGTGGGCTAGAACCTAAGGAAGTTAAGCAATACATAAGGTATATTGCTGACCGTAGGCTGTTACAACTATCATTGAAACCTAACTACAAAGTAAAAGATAACCCATTAGAGTGGTTAGACTGGGTACTTAATGGTGTTGAGCACGCTAACTTCTTTGAGAATAGAGCAACTGAATACAATAAAGGAACAATAACTGGTACACTATGGACTTAAAGTACCCGTTTTAGAAGGATAAAATATGTTTATAAAAGATATAGTAGGCAAGGATGAAGAAGAAACCACCTTACCTAAAACAGTACCACAGTTTATTAAGCTGTTAAATAGTTTATATCCTGAGCAATCACCTGATATCTCAGATGAAATGAAGGACATATACTTCAAGGCTGGACAACGTGATGTTGTTCGCTTTATTAACCAACTAAAGGAAAGAGATAAATAATGTGTGGATTTGGTAGAGGCGTAGGATTAGCAGAACGAATGGGAGCTGTTTCTAAAGTGGGAGACAGAGACTCTATGATATCAGCCCCTAAGGAACAGACTAAGACCAAAGATGGTAAGAAAGTTAAAGTCAAAACCAAAGGCACAGGTAAATTATCTAACCCAGCTGTTGGTACAAGTACTTTAAACAAGTCAAACGCTGGCTTACAGATTCCAACTAAATAACAATAAGGAGATAACATGTGCACAGGTAGCCCAAGAGTATCTACTCCCCCACCAGCACCTACTCCAGCTCCGCCTATCGCTTCACCATCAGGAGAAGAAATAGCACCAACACTTAAGGTAGCTGAAGAGAAGTTAACTGACGCAGAAAAGAAAAAGAAAGCTAAACGTAAAGGCACAAAAGCTTTACAAACATCAGGCTTATCTATTCCTACTTCAGGGTCAGGATTAAACATTAGTTAATTATGCAAGAGATGATGAAAGAGACAGCGAAACAACGCTATGAAAAGCTACAAGCAGATAGACAACATTATCTAGACAGAGCCCGTGAGTGCTCAGAACTTACAATACCAACCCTTATTCCTGACGACGGCTTCGAGTCAAGCTCAGAACTATATACCCCATTTCAATCAGTGGGAGCACGCGGTGTTAACAACCTAGCTTCCAAACTTCTATTATTATTATTACCACCCAACTCACCTTTCTTTAGATTATCTTTATCAGGTAAAACTAAAGAGGAACTAGAGCAGAACCCTGAATTACAATCTGAAATTGAGAAGTCTCTAGCCAAAATTGAGCGTGAGATACACAAAAAAATAGAGAACCTAGCACTTAGAGTATCTGTATTTGAAGCACTAAAACATCTTATTGTAAGTGGTAATGTACTAACATATCTACCTAAGAAAGGCAATATGCGTGTGTATGGTATAACACAATTTGTTTGTAGAAGGGATGAAGATGGTAATTTATTAGAAGTAATTATTAAAGAAAGCATTAGTCCAGTCGCACTGGATGAAGAGACACTACAAGTTATAGGTAAATATCCTGATTACAAAGAAGATGAGGACTGTGAGATATACACTCATATATACAGATTACCTGACGGCAAGTACTATGTATGTCAAGAAGTTATGGGACACAAGATACCAAGCTCAATAGGTACGTACCCATCAGACAACATGCCTTACCAAGCTTTACGTATGGTTAGAGTAGATGGTGAAGACTACGGTCGTGGTTATGTAGAGGAATTTCTAGGAGACCTAAGGTCACTAGAGGGACTATCACAATCACTAGTAGAATCATCAGCAGCTGCAAGTAAAGTAGTATTTATGGTTAGACCTAACGCTGTCACTCGTAAAAGAGATTTGGCTAACACTAGAAACGGGGACATAATTACAGGACAAAGAGACGACGTAACATGTCTACAAACTGAGAAGCAATATGATTTAGGTATTGTAGAACGTAGCATAGGACGTTTAGAAGAACGTATGTCTTACGCTTTCTTATTACACACAGCAATACAAAGAGACGCTGAACGTGTTACAGCACAAGAGATTAGATACATGGCTGAACAGTTAGAGACTAGTATGGGTGGTATATACTCATTATTATCTCAAGAGTTTCAGTTACCATTAGTACAAGTATTAATGAAGCGTATGTCTCAATCCAATGAGATACCAAAGCTTCCAAAAGATTCTGTAGCACCTACTATTATCACAGGTATAGAAGCTTTAGGACGTGGTAATGACCTACAGAAACTAAGAGAATTTGTTATGGAGATAGGACAGCTAGCTCAGATTAGTCCTGAAGTAGTACAGGTGTTAAATCCTAATGACCTGATTACTCGTGTTGCTACCAGTTTAGGTATTGATACTGAAGGATTAATTAAGAGTGAAGAGCAACTAGCTCAAGAGCAAGAAGCTGCACAACAGCAAATGGCTCAACAACAAATGATGGATATGGCACAGGATGTAGTACAACCTGTTGCTAATAACATGACTAAACCACAATAAAGGAGAAGAAATAAATGGTAGAACAAGTAGTAGTACAATCAGATGAAACTACATCAGAAGCCCCAGCAGAAGAACAACAAGTAGAATCTTCTAGACCTGAGGGTTTACCTGAGAAGTTTGAATCTGTTGAAGCAATGGCTAAATCATACGCTGAATTAGAATCTAAATTAGGGCAACCTAAAGAAGAACCTAAGGAAGAAGCGAAGGCTGAAGAACAACCTAAGAGTGATTTAGAAATACAAGCTGATGAAGCTGTTGAGTCTGCTGGACTTGACATGGATTCACTCAGTGCAGAGTATGCTGAGAGTGGTCAACTAGCTGATGAGTCTTATGAAAGACTAGAGAAAGCTGGTATCAGTAGAGATATAGTAGACCAGTTTATTGCTGGACAAGAAGCTAGAGCATTACAACAAGGCAGTGAAGTCAAAGGCTTAGTAGGTGGAGAAGAAGCTTACGTAGAAATGACTCAATGGGCTGGACAAAATTTAACTGAAGCTGAACAGACAGCTTATAACAACGCTGTTAACAGTGGTGATATGGAAACTATCAAGCTGGCTGTTACTGGTTTACAAGCTAGATACACAGCAGCTAATGGTACTGACCCTAAATTACTATCAGGTAAAGCAGTACCTACTTCACAAGGTGGCTATGAATCATGGGCTCAAGTACAAGCTGATATGGGCGACCCAAGATATGCTAAAGACCCAGCGTTCCAAGCTGAAGTACAGGAGAAATTAGCAAACAGTAACTTATAGGAGATATACAATGGCATATGGTAAACCAATGAAAAAAGGTAAGACTAAAAAAAGAGGTAAATGTTAATGGCTAAACGTGGACTATACGCAAATATAAATGCACGCAAGAAAGCTGGTACAAGCAGACCTAAGTCTAAATCTACAATCAGTAAGAAAGCTTATTCTAATATGAAAGCTGGTTTTCCTAAAAAGAAAACAGTGAGGAAGAAAAAGTAAATGCCAGCAAAGAAACACCAAAGCCCTAGTGGCGGATTAAATGCCGCTGGTAGACGTTATTACAAACGTAAGACTGGGGCTAACCTCAAAGCACCTGTAACAGGAAAAGTTAAAAGAGGTTCTAAAGCAGCTGGGAGACGTAAAAGCTTCTGTGCAAGAATGAGTGGTGTGAAAGGTGCAATGAAAAAACCAAATGGAAAGCCAACACGTAAGGCTCTAGCTTTACGTAAATGGAAGTGCTAATAGCTGTGCTATCTCGTTAGATGGCAGCTGCCAACAAGTAGTAGTAACTTGACCTTCTGCGGAAGACAATCTTGGGGACGAAACTTAGAGGCGTTCAACAACAACTAAACTATAACCAAAGGAGATTTATTATGGCAAATGCTAGTCCAGTATCTGTCGGTAAAATCAACACTGGTGGTTCAGAAGACGCTCTATTTCTTAAAGTATTTTCAGGCGAAGTTTTAACTTCATTTGAACGTGCTTCAGTAACTCAAGGAGCTGAAACTGTCCGTACAATCAGTAATGGTAAAAGTGCACA